ATAGATTCCAGAGTCTCACCATTATAAAACACTGGACTCCGCTTAGGCGGGGTCTTTTGTTGTGTGCCAATGGTTTGGCAATGGTTGAACGATCGTTCAGTTCTTAGTTGTTACAATATAACATACCGCGAATCGTTATTAGTTGTGAGGCGAATCTCTTATCCTCGCGCAAGGATTCTTTTTGCATATCGCACGATTAAATAATAGTTTAACATTAAACTACTCTTGCATACCATTGTTAAATAATAGTTTAACATTAAACTACTTTTGTTCACGTTAATGTAACAAACTGTAACAATTCGTGATCATCAGGGGGCTTGACATTTCCATTGGGACCCTCCAGATTATACGCGAGTGATTCGGGCGGGGCCGTTAACCCCACATGAATCCAAAACAAGAAATTACTTTTGGCCTACCCCTAACCCTAAGGGCATCGCTTCGTAGAATCCCTAAGACCAACCAAGGAGACACCCCATCTCCCCAACCAGCGGATTTCCGCCTACGAATAACTGCAAAATACCCTAAGATACGCTGCAAATACCACAAAAAAGAATCATTAGATAACAGCCTCTTGTAAAATAGTTTGCATAAAGTGAAAGTTTTTACTTGCGCAAATCAAAAATAAGTGTATATAATATAGTATAGGTTACTTAATGTATTTACTAACAACTAATACTACAGATCAACTTGGTAGGAATTTGTAATAGATAAACCTGTTACAGTAATTCTAATAAGATAATTCTTCCTAGTTGATCTTAAGGTATACTTAAGTATCTCTACCTCCCCTAATTCAACCAAGACAAACCTTACTGTGGTAAAACTTGAAGATGAGGTCTTGCCGATGTATCAGGGGAGGAATATTTATTACCCACTCTAGTAATTCTTATGTTGCAGTTAAGCCCGTAGGGCAGGAACACTCTTATGGCAGAAGCACTCCCTTATAGTAAAACAGTAGAGAAGCACATCTTGGAGTGTATCCAAGGTGGTATAGCTATTCGTCAGATGATTGCTTCTATGCAGCATTTACAGAATGCACCAAAGTCTCTGTCTACTATGTACAAGATATATGGCAGCTACATTGAACTGGAGAGAGCTAAGATCAATGGTGCAGTTGGACGTAAGGTCATCGACCAAGCTCTTGATGGTGACTTTAAGTCTCAAGAGTTATTCTTACGGTCTAAGGGTGGTTGGTCACCTACACACACTGTTAATGAGGTTGAGCAAGAGGTTGACCCTGACCTAGACGAGAGTGCTACAGACACACTCATGTCACTACTAGGATATAATAACGATGCCCCCGAAGAAGAAGCAACCACCTGTGCCTGTGGCAAGGAAGATATCTGCCGATGCCCTGAGGGGACTGCCGCAGAGCAAGGTTAAGGAACTCTTTGAGCAGCTAGGCCCACAGAAGACTGATGAGCTTAAGCATGACTGGATGTTCTGGGCTAGAGACAATCAGCTACAACCTGAGGGTACTGAGTGGAACACATGGTTCATCAATGCTGGTCGTGGCTTCGGTAAGACTAGATCAGGTGTTGAGTGGGTACGAGAGCAAGTCAAGTGTGGTATTAAGCGTATAGCTGCTGTAGCCTCTACTAACTCAGATATTGAACGAGTGATGGTTAAGGGTGAATCTGGTTTCCTATCGGTATGCTGGAAGGGTGACAAGACCCACAAAGGCAAGAAGATGGGTTTCCCTGAGTGGTCACCAACTAAGCGTACACTTACATGGGACAATGGGGCGCAAGTACAGTTCTTCTCTGCGGAGGAACCTGAGCGTTTACGTGGTCCTCAGTTTGAGTTAGCTTGGTGTGATGAGACTGCTGCTTGGAACAAAGACATAGACACTTGGCAGATGCTACAGTTCTGTATGCGTCTCGGTAAACACCCTCGTATTATGGTTACGACTACACCTAAGCCCACTAAACTAATTAGGCAGATCCTCAAAGACCCTAAGACTGTCGTTACAACTGGGTCAACTTTTGATAACTCCGCTAACTTGGCTGGCACTTACCTCACTGCTGTTAAAGAACAGTACGAGGGAACTAGGCTAGGTAGGCAGGAGCTTTATGCTGAAGTCCTAGAAGAAGCTCAAGGAGCCTTATGGACTACAGTTATGCTAGATGACTGTGCAATTAAGCATGATGATCTACCAGACTTAGTCCGTATTGTCGTTGCACTTGACCCTGCTGTTACCTCTAATGCTGAGAGTGATATGACAGGTATTGTTGTAGCTGGGATTGACATTAATGGTATTGCCTATGTCTTAGGTGACTATACCGATAGACTGTCCCCACAGGGTTGGGCTAACAAAGCTATTCAACTGTACCACCATTACCAAGCTGACCGTATTGTAGCGGAAGTTAACCAAGGTGGTGACATGGTTAAGCAGACGATACATGGTGAAGACGATAGCGTCTCCTACAGGGCTGTAAGGGCATCTCGTGGTAAGTACGCTAGAGCGGAACCAGTATCAGCATTATACGAGAGGGGGCTTGTAAAGCATGTCTCTAATCCTCCTGATGGTGCTTCCTTAAATGAACTTGAGACACAGATGAGAACGTGGGAGCCACTAGGTCGAATTGGCTCTCCTGACCGCCTTGATGCAATGGTATGGGCAATTACAGACCTTTCTCTTAACGGATACGCTAAACCCAAACTGACCCTCGCTTACTCAAGTGCTAAGGGACTTTCACAGAAATAATATTGGAACCTATCTCATGGTTAAGAAGCTCTCAGAAGCCAAAGCTAAGGCAACCCTTGGTATTGCTGGCGATAACACACATAACGGTCAAATCCGTGCTGATGAGTTTCTACCTGAACTTCGTGGCAAGAAAGCCATACGAAAGTATCGTGAGATGCGTGACAATGATGCCACCATTGGTGCTGTCATGTATTCTGTTGAGCAAATCCTTCGTGATGTAGACTTACACGTTAAGCCTGTAGACGACAGTGATGCAGCTAAGGTAGAGGCTGACTTCGTTAAGAGTGTCCTTAATGACATGGATCATACACTAGACGATCATGTTGCTGAAGCATTGTCGTTTCTGTCGTATGGCTTTGGTTGGTTCGAGGTTGTCTACAAGAGGCGTGTTGGCCCAACTGAGAGATCAGACAAGAAACACTCTAAGTATACAGATGGACGTATTGGTGTACGTAAGATTGCTTCTCGTGCTCCTTGGACTATCAATAAGTTTGATGTTGACCAGAAGACTGGTGATGTCTTAGGTATTGAACAATCAGTGGGGATTATGAATGGCAGTAACTACATTCCCGTCAATAAGTCTATCTATTATAGAACTACTTCCCTTAACGGTGACCCAAGTGGTCGGTCTATCCTTCGTAACGCTTATACTTCTTACGAGTATCTTAATAATATACAAGCCATCGAAGCTATCGCAGTTGAACGTGAGTTGGCGGGTATTCCCATTGCTCGTATTCCTGCTGAGTATCTCTCTGGGGATGCTTCTGTTGCCCAGTCGGGATTTGTCAATAACTTGCAGCAAATCCTACGAGACGTTAAGTTCAACGAGCAAGGCTACATTATACTGCCTTCCGACACCTACCCCGATAAAGATGGGGCACCTTCCTCCACTAGATTAGTTGACATTGAGCTTATGGCTTCCAATGGTAAACGTAATATAGACATTAATCCCATCGTCAGTCGTTACCAGCATGATATTGCTCGTAGTGTACTTTCTGAGTTTCTTCTGCTTGGTTCCTCTGGGGGTTCCTACGCTCTCTCCAAGTCGAAGACAGACCTGTTCCTCCGTGCGCTTGAGAGTTACATTCAAGCTATCGTTGATGTTCTCAACAAACAGTTGGTAGAGCGTCTCTGGCAGTTGAACGGTCTGAATTATGACCTGATGCCAACTATTGAAGCTGGTGATGTTGCTCCACATGATCTACGTGAGATTGCTTCCTTCCTTCGTAACCTTAATGGTGCAGGTATTGATGTGTCATCTCACCCAGAGGTCATCAGTGACCTTATGGACATTGCTGAATTAAACTATGATCCAGACGCGGGTCAAAATCAACCAGAACCTGTACAGGAAGATAAATAATCATGGCTACACTAGACAACAGGGTGCTTGACAACGGATTGACCGTTCTTGACACCGAAGCAAATAAAATCTTAATTACTTCACAAGAGGCTACAACCTACACTGAAGCCAATGCAACCTACGCTTTGGGAAATAGCACCAGCCTTTCCGTTGGAGCACCCGCTGACCGTTCAGGTGGTGGACGTGAGGTTGTCGTTGCAGCTATCACAGATGGCTCAGTTACAGGTACAGGTACAGCAACCCACTATGCTATAGTCGATACCGGGAACACCAGACTGCTTGCCACAAGCACACTAACAGCATCCCAAGCGGTTACCTCAGGCAACACGTTTACGTTGTCTTCTGTTGCTATCGGTATACCTGACCCAGCTTAAGTTATATTGAACGCTCCAGTCTAAAGGATATATAAATGGTCACTCTCGTAAATAGAGCCAAAGTCGCTACTGCCACGACTGGCACTGGCACAATTACCCTCGGCTCCGCTGAGAGTGGCTATCAAACCTTTGCTGCCGCCGGAGTGGCAAACGCTGACGTTGTTCGATACGTTATTGAGGACGGGGATAACTGGGAGATCGGCACAGGCACCTACACGGCGTCTGGGACGACCCTTACACGCACTGTAATCGAAAGCAGCAATGCGGACGCCGCGATTAACTTAACTGGCTCTGCGGTGGTCTTTGTGGGCGTTGCGGCGGAGGATATTCTACAGCCAGCCAACAACCTGTCAGACTTAGCCAGCGCAAGCACGGCCAGAACGAACCTTGGCCTTGGAACTGCGGCTACTACAGCGGCAACAGCCTATGCTACAGCCGCACAAGGCACCACTGCAGATAATGCACTGCCTAAAGCTGGCGGAGCAATAACTGGTGCTATTACAACTAGCTCAACCTTTGACGGGCGTGATGTCTCCACAGATGGCAGTAAGCTGGATGGCATCGAAACTGGTGCGACTGCGGACCAAACGGGCGCACAGATTAAAACTGCATATCAAGCAGAAGCCAACGCCTTCACTGACGCTCAGTTTACTAAGCTGTCAGGGATAGAGGCATCTGCTGACGTAACTGATGCAACTAATGTCACTGCGGCTGGAGCATTGATGGATAGTGAGGTCACTAACCTCGCCCAAGTCAAGGCATTCAGCAGTGCCGACTATGCTACAGCAGCGCAAGGCACATTGGCTAATAGCTCTGTGCAGCCCAATGACAATGCCACGCTTGGTAACGTGTCCGTCACCAGCCTCGGTGTTACTGGCACGGTCGATGGTAGGGACGTTGCCGCAGACGGCACCAAGTTGGATACCGTTGAAACAAACGCAGACGTAACTGATGCGACTAATGTCACCGTCGCCGGGGCATTAATGGATAGTGAGGTTACTAACCTTGCTGAAGTAAAAGCATTTAGCAGCGCAGATTATGCTACAGCCGCACAAGGCTCTACTGCTGACGCAGCTTTACCAAAAGCTGGCGGAGCAATGACGGGTGCGATTACAACTAGCTCCACATTTGATGGCCGGGACGTTGCTGCGGATGGCACCAAGCTAGATTACATTACGGTCACGCAGGCGGTAAGCCTAGACCAAATGGAAATTGATATTGCGGCCCTAGCCAACGGTATGGTCTACAAGGGCGATTGGTCAGCGGCCTCGGGTAGTTTCCCCGGCTCTGGCGCAGCGCAAACTGGTTGGTTCTATTACGTTTCGGGTGCCGGGACAGTCAACGGCATAACATTTGCTATTGGCGATAATATTATTGCGACAACCGACAACGCATCTGCCACAACATATTCGGGCAACTGGTCAAAGCACGATCAAACAGACGCCGTCCAGTCGGTTGTAGGTTTAAGCGGGTCAATAACCAAGAGTGCGCTTTTATCTGCGTTAAATGTAGAAGACGGGGCAGACGTTACAGACGCAACCAATGTGACCGCTGCTGGCGCTTTAATGGACAGCGAAGTGGCGAACCTTGCCCAAGTAAAAGCATTCGACACCACTGCCTATGCTACAGCCGCTCAAGGCACACTTGCAACGAACGCTTTACCAAAATCTGGTGGCGCTTTAACGGGTGCCGTAACGACTAGCTCCACGTTCGATGGGCGTGACGTGTCCGTAGACGGCGGTAAGCTGGATGGCATCGAAACTGGTGCGACTGCGGACCAGACCGCTGCCCAGATTAAGACAG